CCAGTCGCGCACCTACCAGTAACGCAATGCTCGGCTGCCAGGGTCGAGGCGATCACTGCTCTTCCCGGATGATCACCGTCAGCGGGCCGCCGCCATCGCCTGCGATCTCGCTGCGGTTGAGCTTGGGGGCAGCGTACTCGGCCAGCATGGCGACCGTCCTGGCCGCTCCTGCCGGGTCAGGCGGCCGCCCGGCACGCACGAGCTTGCCGTCCGCATCGCGCACGTCTGGCGAGCCCTCGGCGATCTCACGCACCCACTTGGCGTAGTTCTTCTCGTTGCTCTCAAGCAGCCGCGTGATGGTCTCGCGGAAGGTCGTGGTCACCTTGTTGGGCACGCCCGGTTTGCGCCCGCCGCGTTTCTTTAAAGGCGCAGTTCCAGACGGGGCTACTTTTCCGCTCGGGTCAGGGGTTGACATGGCGCGAAATGTACACCTCAAACGCCGATTCAGGCCATTTTCGGCCCGCACCACTCATCAAGCCCTAGTGCCGAAAAACCCCTCTACGCCCGGTAGCACCCCCCGCACCAGTCGCAAAACCCTTGGCGGATGCTCGGATTCGCCAGCCGCCCCGCTAGCGGAGCCGCCATCCAATTCTTCTCTCGCATAAATAGTGATAACTGAATAGTGCTGAGTGGTGCTACCGGGCGTAGAGGGCTCCAAGGTCAACAGTGCCATTGGCTAGTGCTGGCTAGTGCTGAATAGTGCCAACAAAATCACGCATCCGCAAAATAAAATAAGCCTGGGTCTCAAATCTCTGTAGAATTCAGGCTTGACAGCCACCAACCAAACGGAGTTCGAAGACATGAAGAACATCAGCCAAGCAGCGTTCGTCGGCCCGATGCCCGAGCTGTGCGGCCCGGTCAAGCCTGCGGCCAAGCGTGGCCGCCCGGCCAAGTACGCGAATGAGGCCGAGCGTCAGAAGGCGTGGCGTGCCAACAATGCCGTGAAGACCCTGCGCATCGACGGCAAGGCCGCCGCCACCATCGCCAAGCTCGCCGAGATGTACGACTGCGACGAGACCCACGTCGTGAACAACCTGCTGCGCTTCGCCCTGGCGAACCGCAACTGGGTGCAGGCCGGTGTCGGCGGCTGGGCCATCAAGGATGCCCGTTTCACCGCCGGCAAGCGCACCGCCCCCACTGAGCCCGACCTGTCCGCCCTGGACGCCGAGTTTCCCCTTGTCAAGTAACCTGGAGCTTTAATCATGATCGACAGCACCAACCCCTTCGTCATCGCCGACAACGCCATCCGCGCCCTCGTGGTCGAGGCGGCCGCCAAGCATCCCGAGCTTGGGATGACCTTTGGCTACATCGGCAACTGGGACAGGCACGGCGACGACCGCTCCTTCCGCATCTTCACCAACCGAAAGGATTCCGGCCGCCGCTCGATCTCCTACCACCTGGGCAGCGTGAATAACCTACCGGCCGCTCTCTCGCGGCTGCCGTACCACCTCGACGCCTTCATCGCGATGGCTTTAAAGGCCGACCGCGCCTATTGACGCCCCAGTCTGCAGCCCACAGAATCCACCCCGCCAACCATCAGGAGCAACAGCAGATGTCCACCCCCCGCAACTTTCCCGTCGGCACCCGTGTGCGGTCGTACGACTTCCCAGGCGAGCGATCCTGCTACCTGGAAGGCAAGATCGTTTCCATCGACATGCACGACGGCGTGTATCACATCGACGTGGACCGCATCGTGCGCGACCACCAGGAGCGGCCGCTCAAGGGCCGCTGGGTCGTGACCCCGCCGCTGAATGGACGCAAGTCCCTCTTCGGCACCAGCACGCACGGCGTCGTCCTGGCCGCCGCCGCAACCACCTCCACCACTACGGAAGCAACGCAATGAGCCTGTCCCATACCACCATCGACAACCGCGAACTGCTGCGGCTGCGCGACGTCGAGCGCGCCTGGACCGCCGTCTTCGAGACCCTGCGCAAGCACAACAAGCAAGCCTTCACCATGCCCATGACCGGCACCGAGTGCGCGGTCGCCGAGATCGCCCGGCTGCAGCGCATCGAGGCGGCCGCCATGAGGAACGGAACGTGAACGCCGGGCTCACCCCAGGCGATGGCGGCGGCGGCGAGCCCGACGCCGTCCACACGGCCATCAAGATGGCGGCGGCCACGCTGCAGGCACTCCTGGCGCAGGTCGAGCCTATGGAGGTCGGGTTCGTCATCATGGCCGCCCGGCGCACGCCCAAGGCCAACCTCCTCCTGGCGTCCAACCTGCCGCCCAAGGTGGCGCACGCCTTCATCCGCATTGTTGCCTCGGGGGACCTATGACCACCGAGTTCATCAACATCCTGTGCATGTGCGCCCTGGTCGCCGGCTTCATCGTCGGCGGGCTCTGGCAGAAGTGGGCCGAGTACGCCGAGCGGCGCGAGCGCGACCGGCGCACCATCGAGGCCATCAGGCAGATTCACCAGTCCCGCATCGAGCAGTGGCGTCGTCCTACCCGCAGTGCCTGGGACGAGGCCGAGCGCAACGACAAGCGAGGCGGCCAATGAAGCCGGCCCGCTTCCTCGGTCGGGCCGTGGACATGGGCGATTGGCGTTTCAGCCGGCGCATCTGCGAGCGTGTCCCGGACGCCGCCTACGCCTGCGCCATCGAGGGTCCGCGCCCTGGCCGGCTGCGGTTCCTGTCCACCGTCGCGTTCCTGGCCGCCCTGGCAATCGGTTGGCTGATCGCCTGCCTGGGCGTCCTTTGCATCGTCTGACATCAAGCCCCAGGCTCACACCTGGGGCTATTTCGTTACGGGGAATTGAAAATGCAAGCCAAATGGCCCTCCAACTGGCCGATCCACGCCCACCCGCCACGGCCGCCGCTGCGCAGCTTGCGAGAGATGGCCGAGGAGCTTGGCGTCTCGGCGCAGCGGCTCAACTTCTGCCTGAAGCACTCGACGTGCAGCCCGCCTGCGCCGGTACTGAAGCACGCCAACCGGCCGCGCAATACGTGGTACGACCCCGTCGAGATGCGTGCATGGTGGAAGCGTCACCAGGGGGGTTGACAGCTTTGTAGCCCAGGGCTTAGAATGGCCCTGCCAACCCCGGCAACCAACGAAAGCACACGATGAACTTCAACCCCGCCAACTTCGCCGTCAACGCCCAAGCCCAGGCTCGCCAGGAGCGAGCCCAGGCTCCGGCCCCGTCGGCCGTCGCCCAGAAGATCGCCGCCCTGGAGCAAGCTGCCGCCCGCTGGGCGATCCGCCGCGACGACTTCGCCGCCGGCAAGTCCGACACCTGCCTGGACATGGCCGCCAAGCTGCAGCGATTCGGCTCGTTCGTCTCCGAGAAGCAAGCCGGCTACGCCGACAAGCTGATCGAGTGGAGCCTGCCGCGCCAGCCCGCCACCGTCTACGTGCCCCCGGTCTGCCCGGCTCCTGCGCCTGCCCCGGCCCCCAAGCCGGTGCCGGCCGCCATCGTCCTGCCCAAGCTCTTCGACCTGATGCAGCGGCTGGCGAAGCTGCGCTTCAACGGCGTCAACATCAGCCGCAAGAACGGCGACAGCCTGTGCTGGGTCAAGCTGCCCAGCCAGGACGGCGTCGTCGGCAAGATCGAGGGCGGCGTGCTGAGTCTGTTCGCCGGGCGCATGAGCGTGGCCCAGGGTGCCGAGGTCCTGGCCGCGCTGCTCGCCATCGAGGCGGACCCGGAGCGTGCTGCGGTCCTGTACGGCAAGGCGTCAGGCAACTGCGCCATCTGCGGCCGCGACCTGACCGACCCCGAGTCCATCGAGCGCGGCATCGGCCCGATCTGCGCCGAGAAGTTCTGATCTGCCACACGCCTGAGTCTTCATTCTCCTGTGGCTTGAGCCTGGGCATGCCGAGAAAACTGTCCACCCCCCACTACTGGAGCCCCACATGGCACGCAAGTACCTTTCCTACGCCGACGAGCGCGAGATCGAGCGAATCCAGGCGGCCGCCCGCCTGCGCAAGCTGAAGGAGGACCCGGCCCACGCCCTGGCGAACGAACGACGCCGCCAGCGCACCCGCAACCGGCAGTTGCTGGACCCGAACCTGGACCGGCACATGCAGGCGTTCCCCCTGTGGGTCGCCGGCATGACCACCGCAGAGTACCTGCGCCGGTTCCAGAGCCTGTGCCACACCAAGCCGGTCGTCTTCGCCTTCGCCGACCGGGCTGCCCCCTACCTCAACCCCCTGGAGCCTGAGGTGGTCGAGATCATCGACGCCCCGGAGGTGCCGTGAGCAGCCTACCCCCGCTGCCGGAACCGTGGGTGTGCGTGCGCGACAACGACGACAAGCCGGTAAGCGTGTGGCGAGCGTTTCAGATGCGCGACTACGCCCGCCTCGCCGCGCAGCCTCTGCTGGCTGAACTGCGGGAGGCCGTCGCCCTGGAGGGCTTCGGGTGTGCCTGCACGCCCACCGGCCTATGCGGCACATGCCGGTCCAGGGATGTCCTGTCCAAGGTCATCGGCCCGATCCTGAAACGATGGGAGGCCAAGCAATGACCCCGTCCACCAAGCCCGTGACCCGGCTGACCTCGGCCTGGGTCCGCGACCAGGGGCTGCGCCCCGTGGTCGTCACCATCACCGGCAGCGTGATCGAGCTTCGCGCCAAGGGCCGGCGGCAGGTTGAGGTCCTGGACGTCGCCAGCCTGTACTTCCAGGCCGTCAAGCAGCGGGTTGCCAACGAGAAGAAGCTGCGCAAGGCCGCCCGCAAGGGCAAGTGAACCCAAGCCCCAGGCTCTTCGCCTGGGCCATTTCGTTACGGAGAATTGAATGAAGAAGGAACTGAAGCAGTCCCTGCAGCGGCTGCGCCGCGAGGGTCTCGTCCTGTGCGTCGAGCCCACCCGAGGCGACCACTGGCGGCTGCACCTGTGGAACGGCACGTTCTACATCATGGCCTCGACCGCGTCCGACTGGCGAGCGACCCGAAACATGGAGGCGGACATCCGCCGAACGAAGACGCTTGACAGGCTTTAAAGACCTAAGCTACACTAGCGTTACGCCATGTGGCGGTGCAACTGAAGGATGAAGATGAACCAGACCCCGATCACCCGCGAGCAGTGGCTGGAAGCTGCCGTCGAGGTCGTCGCCCAGGCCAACCCTGGCGTGCAGTTCCCGCCGGTCAAGGTGTCCTGCTCCTGGCCGGGCGGCGGCAGCGCGCAGAAGAGAATCGGCGAGTGCTGGGCTCGCAAGGCTTCCCAGGCCGGCATCAACGAGATTTTCATCAGCCCCAAGATCGAGGACGCCAGCCGAGTGGTCTCGATCCTGGTTCATGAACTGGCGCACGCCATCGATGACTGCGCCCACGGCCACCGCAAGCAGTACGCCGCCATTGGCGCAAGCCTGGGGCTGACCGGCAAGCCCACGCAGATGGAGCTTCCGGTCGCGGTCGCCGACGCCCTGGCGGCCGTGGTCATCGCCAAGGTCGGCGCGTTCCCGCACCGCCGGCTGGACATGAGCAGCCGCAAGAAGGACAAGACCTACATGCTCAAGTGCGAGTGCGGCTCCTGCGGCGCGATCTTCCGCATGACCGCCAAGGTCGTCGCGATGGCCGAGGACGGCCTGACCTGCCCGGTCTGCCGCGAAGAGGACATCACGGTGACTTGACCCCCCAGGGGGCCGGAGTGTAGACTCTGGCTCCCGACTAACCTTGAAGGAACAGCATGCTTACACCCTTGGAGATCATCGCGAAGTACCCGCATCACTTCACTGCGGAGTTTTGCGTGGCCCTGCCCGACAACCTGCACGTCTACGCAGTCATCGAGCGCATCGCCATGACCTGGGCGCACAGGCGCAACCACTACGCCATCGACAACATCGTTGCCGACCTGCGGTTCCACTCGACGGTGGCCGAAACCGGGGGCGTGTTCAAGATGCATAACAACCACCGCGCCTACTACGCCCGCATCTTCCACTTCCAGCACCCCAACCACCGCATCTTCCGCATGAGGCGCACGGCGGTCGAGCGGTACTGGAAAGTCGAACCCCCGCTGTGAATCTTTAAAGACCCAACCATAGGACATCCATGTCTGCACATGCACCCTTCGCCCCCAGCAGCGCAAGCCGCTGGCTCACCTGTACCGGCTCCTTCGGCCTGGGGCTCCAGATGCCCGAGGCACCCGAGAGCCCCTACGCCGCCGACGGCACCCGGCTGCACGACATCGCCGCCGCGTACCTGACCTGCAGCGACCCCATCATGGTCGAGCCCGAGGACTACCGGGTCCTGCGTCCCTACCTGGACTACGCCACCCGGCTGATCGACATGGTCTCCGGGAAGGGCGTCGCCGACGTGGAATGCCGGATGGAATACAACAGCCTGCTATTCGGCACCAGCGACCTCGTGGTGCGCGACGCCGACTGGCTGGAGGTGGTGGACCTGAAGACGGGGGCCGGCATCCTGGTCGATCCCGAGCGCAACGACCAGTTGCTCTGCTACGCCTTCCTGGCCCTGTCCCGCGTCCCTCCGGCGGCCTTCCAGCGCATCAAGCGGGTCAAGCTGACCATCGTGCAGCCGCCCGACGAGGACAAGCCGATCAAGTCCTGGGAGACGACAACCACCGAGGTCATGGCCTGGGGTGCGCGTGCCCTGTCCGCCATCCAGGCGGCCATCGAGGGCTCCACCGACCTCGTGCCCGGCGAGCATTGCCGGTTCTGCAAGGCCAAGCCCGTGTGCCCCAAGCTGATGGGCTACGTCACCGAGGCCATGCCCCTTGTCGTGCGCGAGCTTCGGCCGGAGAAGCTCGCCGTCTGGCTCGACAAGGCCGACCTGATGCAGCAGTGGCTCGACGCCCTGCGCGAGATCGGCCACGACGTCGCCAGCCGGGGCATCGAGATCCCGGGCTACGAACTCAAGCCCAAGCGTGCGACCCGCTCCTGGGCCGACGAGGACGCAGTGCTGGAGATCGCCCGCAGGCGCAAGATCAAGATCTGGCAGGACAAGCTGATGTCGCCTGCGATGGCCGAAAAGGCGCACCCCAAGTTGCCGGAGGAGTTGACATCGCTGATCGTTGCGGTATCCTCTGGATCGAACCTCGTTAAGAGCAAGGGACCAAAACCCCAGGCTCCTACCGTGGCAGTGGAGTCTGATGCTGACCCGAAGACGGTAAAGCTGATGGCGAATTTTGCGTTGTTGAAACACCGGAGGTAATCATGACTGGCGAAGTAATTGCATTTGACCCGAGCAAGTTTGCGGCCGTTGCTGCCAACCTGAAGCGCGCCGCCTCGACGCGGGTCGGCTTCCTGAAGATGGACAAGACCGGAACCTGGAGTTACGGCACCGACGAGAACCACGTCGGCGAACGCGATCACATCTTCATCGACCCGAACGGGTTCGTCCACGGCTGGCAGTGCTGGGCCGACACCGACATCAAGGGCGTCCAGTCCGAACTGCTGGACGAGGTCATCGCCCCGATGGACCGGCCGCTGCCGGATCGCCCGGACAAGGTCCTGCCGAACGCCCGGCCCTACAACGAGATGCGCGGCATGAGCGTGCTGCTCAAGGGCGAGCGGCTCGTGTACTCGACCACCAGCGTGGGCGGCATCAACGCCTTCGCCGCCCTGGCCGAGGAGTACATGGAGCAGTTCCACCGCGACGCCAAGCGGATGATCGCCGAGGTGAGCCTGACCTGCGACAGTTACAAGCACAAGAACAAGACCTACGGGCGCATCTACACCCCGATCTTTAACGTGGTCGCGTGGCACGCCAACCTGCCGGTCGGTGCCGCCAAGCCGGAGCCCGCCCCGGCTCCCGCGAAGAAGGTGGCCGCGCCCGCCAAGAAGGCCGCCAAGCCCAAGAAGGCAGCCTAAGCACCGTGGGCCAGGACCGACCTCCTGGCCCATTTCGTTACCATCTATTAAAGACTGAGGTTCCAAATGAAAGCCCGCCGCCTGCACCTGGACTACGAGACCCGCTCCGACTGCGACCTGAAGTCGGCCGGCGCGTACGTCTACGCCCGCCACCCCTCGACCAGGGTCCTGTGCGCGGCGTACGCCCTGGACCACAGTCCGGTGCGCTACTGGGCGGCGGCCGCCGGCTACCCGATGCCGGCGAGCCTGGAGCGCGCCCTCCAGGACCCGGACGTCGAGGTCCACGCCTGGAATGCCCAGTTCGAGCGGCTGATCACCCGGAACGTCGTCGGCATCCCCGTGGATCGCCGCCGCTACCACTGCACGGCCGCCCTGGCGCGAGCCCGAGGGCTGCCCGGCAAGCTGGAGACCGCGCTCGACTTCCTGGACATGGCACCCGATCTCGCGGTGAAGCGCAAAGGCACCGCGCTGATGATGAAGTGGTGCAAGCCGCTGCCGACCGGCGGCTACGCCAGCGACCCGGACGAGTACGGAGACCTGATCTCCTATTGCATCGGCGACGTGAAGAGCGAGCGCGACATCGGTGCCCGGCTCTACCCGCTGACGAGGATCGAGCAGGCCGAGTACCTGCTGACCGAGGTCATCAACGACCGTGGACTGCCCATCGACGTGCAGCTTGCGCTGGCGGCGCAGACCTACGGAGACGAGGAGAAGCGCGAGCTTGCCGCCTACCTGGGGTGGATGACCGGCGGCACGATCACGACGCCCAACCAGCACGCCCGCATCAAGGAGTGGCTGAAGGCTCGCCTGGGAGACAAGATCTTTAAAGCCTTCTTCGCGAAGGGCGACAAGGAGTCCACCGACAAGAACGCCAGGGCGGGGTTCCTGGGCTCGGAGTGCGCGAAAGACTGCGACCCCGAGATTGTCGAGTTGATCGAGGTGGTGGACGACGCCGGCAAGTCCAGCGTGGCGAAGTTCGCCCGCATGGCCGAGCGTGCGTCCGACAACGGCAGGGCCGAGGGCTCCTACATCTGCTACGGGGCGGCGCAGACCAAGCGGTACAGCAGCCGGGGCGTGCAGGTCCACAACCTACTGCGCAAGGGTCCGCCGGACCTCCAGGCCGCCATCAGTCAGGTCCTGGCGCACAACGTCCAGGGCAAGGTCATGCACGTCCTGGCGAGCCTGCTGCGCCCGACCATCCAGGCACCCCCTGGCAAGATCCTGGTCTGGGGCGACTGGGCCGCTGTCGAGGCTCGCGGCATGCCCTGGCTGGCCGGCTGCCAGTGGAAGCTGGACATGTACCGGCAGGGCATCGACGTCTACCGGGTGAACGCCGAGACCATCTTCGGCGTGCCGGCGGCCGACGCCGACGATCTCCAGCGGCAGATCGGCAAGGTGGCCGAGTTGTCCCTGCAATTCGGCGGCGCGAAGGGTGCGCTGAAGTCGATGGCCCGCCAGTACGGGATCATCCTGCCCCCCGGCCTGGACGCCGACATCGTCTTCGCCTGGAGGGAAGCCAACAAGTGGGCGGCCAAGTACAGCAACAGCCTGTACCACGACTTCCTGATGACGTGCATGGGCGAAGACTCGGGCTTCTACCGGCAGATCATCCCGATGCTGCCCGGCACCGTCAGCGTGGCCTGCGACCTGCCCGGCGGCACCACCCTGTACTACCACGGTGTCCGGGGTCACGTCGCCATCACCCACCCGACGATCCGCCGCACCGTCATGCTGGAGGTCGGTGCTGGAGACACAGGCTGGGACGGCGAGAACCTCAACGACTGGGAAACCGAAGTCACGTTCACCAAGACGCTGCCGGCGGGCTTTCGCACCGAGCGGGTATGGCACGGCCTGTTCGCCGAGAACACCACGCAAGGGCAGTGCGCCGCCCTGCTGCGCGACTGTGTCGCTCGTGTCGAAGTGTCACTGACCGGGGATGCCAGAGTGATCGGTCACACCCACGACGAGATCATCCTGGAGTGCGATGAATCGATCGCCGGGAAGGCAGCAGAGGTACTGAAGCAGGAGATGAAAAGGGTGCCAGAATGGTTGCCCGGTTTCCCTCTCGACTGCAGCATCACGACGGCCGACAGGTACGGGAAATGATGGGGCCAGGAAAAAGCCCCAGGGCTTTGGACCCTGGGGCTCTTACCTCCCGACTAGCCACCACGCCAATACAGGAAACGACATGCCTAGCCAACAGCAAGAGAATCCTAGCACAGACCAACATGAATTCCTCTCCACACTAGCATCAGGGCTTCCAGCCGGAAGCTACTTTCACATCGCCAGGGCGATCCCGAAGACCGACGGCAACACGGCCTGGGAGAACGACACATGGCGCGAGCAGCACCTGGACGGGCATTGGTACTTCTGCACCGGAGCCAGCAGCGACAGCAAGCACCGCCGAGCCGAGGACATGGTCGCCGTCCTCGCCATCGTCCTGGACGACGTCAAGCCTGACGGCACTGGCAAGGGCGGCGGCGTGGTCGAGGTCGAGCCGACGTGGAAGCTGGAGACGAGCCCAGGCAACGAGCAGTGGGGCTACATGCTGAAGGTAGCGGAGCCCGACATCGGGAAGGCCGACGCCCTGATGGTGTCCCTCATCGAGGCCGGGCTGCAGGACCCAGGCGTCAACCGCTCCTGCCGCGTCTGGCGCATACCCGGCAGCATCAACCAGAAGCCCCAGCACGCGGGCTTTAAAGCCGTACTTCGCGACGTCGAGTGGGGCCGGACATTCACCCTCAACAGCCTAGCCAAGGCGTTCAAGATCCGCCCTGGCGCGCCCATCGAGCCCCGCGTACCCAGCGGCGAGCGGCCTGGGGCCGGCAAGCCGGACCCGTTCCTGGACTGGATGGCCGAGCAGGGCATGCTGACCGGCGAGCGCAGCAGCGAGTGGTTGGTGGTCGCATGCCCCTTCTCCGACGAGCATACGGACCCCAGGGCTACTGCGAAGTACCTGCCGACGTTCGCCAGCGAGGACGGCAAGCCCCGCATCGAGTGCTGGCACACGCACGGCCGCCTTGACAAGGCGGCCTTTGCCAAGCGGTTCTTCGCCTGGGCCGCCGAGCAGGGTGCGCCGCCACCCTCCGGCCCCGACCCGGAGAAGCTGCGCGAGATGTTCGCCGCCATCCGCTCCGACATCCCGCCGCCGCCGGCACCTGTGCCCCTGAAAACCGGCGAAGCCTACACCTACAGGTCCCTGTCCAAAGCCTTCGGAACCGTCCCCATGAGCATCCTGCCCGACCTCAAGCGCAACGCAGATCTCGCCATATCGGCCGTCCAGCGGTGCACCAATGCCAACGTGGAAGCTGCCCTGGAGCATATCGGTGTCCAGCCCAGGCTCAATCTGATGACTGGGCACACAAGCTACATCATGCCGGAGAGGATCGACACCGCCGGCTTCGGCTCGATGCCCGCTTACCAGATCGACCGCATGATCCACGGCACGTTGCGCGACGTGGTCAACGGGGCCGGCATGCCGAAGAAGGACATTGACGACAACCTGACCCGGATCGCCGAGTCGAACCCCTGGCACCCTGCCAAGGACTGGATCGAGTCCAAACCCTGGGACGGCCAGGACCGCCTGGAGTTCCTCCTGGGCTCGATCCGCACCCCAACCCCCGACCTCTTCCGGGCGTATTTTCGTCGCTGGTTATTGCAATGCATCGAGGCGGCCTGCGGCTGGACCGACCGGCGCGAGCAGGAGAAGGCACTGTGCCTCGTCCTGGCCGGGCCGCAGGGCATCGGCAAGACTCGGTGGCTCATGTCCCTGGCACCCGACTTCACCGTACGGGGCAAGCACCTGTCTCTGGACGGCAGCGCATCGGCGGCGCGTGACTCGATCCACGAGGCACTGCAGGGCTGGATCGTGGAGCTTGGCGAGCTTGACACCACCTTCGGCAAGTCCGCCAACGGCAGCCTGAAGGCGTTCCTGTCCAACACCACCGACCAGTACCGGCTGCCCTACGCCGAAGCCTGGGGGCGGCGGCCGCGCTGCACGAGCTTCTGCGCCAGCGTCAACGACGCCAAGTTCCTGAAGGACGACACCGGCAGCCGCCGCTACATGGTGATCTGGACCGACCACTGCGACGTCGATCACGCGACGGACATGCAGCAGTTATGGGCTCAGATGCATACCTACTGGAAGGGCGGCGAGCAATACTGGCTGACAAAGGCCGAGGAGCGGATGCAGACCGAAGGCAACGCCCGGCATCAGGCCGAGGACCCTGTCGCCGATGCTGCCGCCACCTTCGCCGAGAAGCGTGCCGAGCGCAGCGACCGTCACCCCCTTGAGTGCAGCGTGCTGGCGGCCGACGTGCTGCAGATGCTGAACCTGCGCATGGATCTGGGCGGGACGTCGAAGCGGGTGGCAGTAGGGCTGCGGTCGGTGCTGGGCGGCCCGCAGCAGTTGGACAAGCGTGGCGGCCACAAGCAGGGCTGGCGGCTCTGGCTGGACAAGGACGAGGTCAAGGTCTACGGCAAGATGCTGCGCCCGAGCAAGGCGTGAGCGAGTCGTCCCTGGAGAAGTCGGCCCGGCTGCACGCCAGGAAGCGGGGCGTGCGGTCGGTGAAGCTCCAGGGTGGCATCGTCGGCGAGCCCGACCGGCTGTTCCTGCTGCCGGGCCGCCGCTGCTGGTTTGTCGAGTTCAAGGCGAAGGACGGCCGGCTGTCGCCCAGGCAGAAGGTGGTCGGCGCGGAGTACGACGCCATCGGGCACCCGGTCGCTGTCGTGCGCAGCATGAAGCTGTTCAGGGCCATGCTTGACTTGGAGCTTCAGGCTGCTGTAGACTGGAGCCTCACTTCTGAAAGCAGACATGCAATACAACCCGCTCCAGTTCCAGCAGAAGGCCATCTCCCTGGTCTGCCAAAAGTCCGGCAGCGCGCTGCTGCTCGACCCAGGGATGGGCAAGACCGCCATCACCCTGGCGGCCGCCTGCGTCCTGCAGCACCACGGCCTGATTGAGTCCACGCTGGTCATCGTGCCGCTGCGGCCGATGTACCTCACATGGCCGGCAGAGGTCGCCAAGTGGGACCAGTTCAAGCACCTCAAGGTGTCGATCATCCACGGCACTCCGCAGCAGCGGGTGGCCGCCATGAAGGTCAAGGCCGACGTCTACCTGATCAACCCCGAGAACGTCGCATGGCTGGCAGAGCAGGCCGCCCCCCACGGCCTCACCCTGGGCTGCTTCGGCACCCCGCCCAAGCTGCTGGTGGTCGATGAGTCCACCCGGTTCAAGAACGCCCAGGCACTGCGCTTCAAGGCTCTGAAGGCACTGCTTCCCGCCTTCCCCCGCCGGGTGATCCTGACCGGAACCCCGGCTCCCCAGGGCATCGAGGACCTGTTCGCCCAGTTCCAGATCGTGGACGACGGCGAACGCCTGGGCCGCTACATCACGCACTTCCGCAAGCAGTTCATGTTCTCCACGCCGCTGCGCATCGGGGGCGGCCGCACCATCGATGAGTGGCACGTCCGCCCTGGCGCGGAGAAGATGGTTGCCGGAGCCATCGCCGACGTCTCCACGCGTCTGCAGGCCGAGGACTACCTGACGATGCCCGACATCAGCTACAACACCATCCGCGTGGATCTTCCGGCCGCCGCCCGCACCGCCTACAAGGCGATGGGGGACGACCTCGTCGCCACCGTCGGCGACCAGAAGCTGACGGCCGTCACCGCCGCTGCAGCGGTGATGAAGCTGCGCCAGATCACCAACGGCTGGGCGTACCACGAGACGGGCTCGGCGCATATCCACAACGCCAAGATCGACGCCCTGTGCGAACTGGTCGAGGAGCAGCAAGGCACGCCCCTGCTGGTGGCGGTCGCGTTCGTCCACGAGGTCGAGGCGATCCGCATCGCCCTGGCCGACGTCCTGCCCAAGGGCACGATGATCCCGTACCTGGGCGGCGGCGTCAGCCGGGCTCACGCCGACCGGATCGTGGAGATCTGGAACCAGGGCGGCTACCCGGTCGTCCTGGCGCATCCGACGTCGGTCGCCCACGGCCTGAACCTCCAGTCTGGCGGCCACGCCATCTGCTGGTTTGGGTTGACCTGGAACCTGGAGGAGCATATCCAGTTCAATGCCCGCGTGTACCGCCAAGGTCAAGACAAGCCTGTGGTGATACACTATCTTGCCGCCAAGGACACCGTGGACGAGGACATCGCGAAGGCTCTGTCTACCAAGTCCGACGTGCAATCCGCTATCCTCAACCGCCTGAAAGGTTCCAAGTGAAGCCAGTTGCAACCAAGAAGAAGGCCGCCAAGCGCAAGCCGGACGGGGTTCGCCCCGAGGGCTCGCGGCTCGTCGTGATCGAACTGCCGAAGGCGATGCCCGGCGGCAAGACAACCCCCGGCCATCCGCTCCTGTGGCTGATGGACTTCAAGATGAAGGACCGGACCAAGTCCGATCTCGCCCGCGAGATGGGCATCCGGCCGCAGTCCCTGTACAAGTGGGAGCGGTACTGCAAGACCGACCGCAACTTCCCGCTGCCGGGCTTGCGCGCCGCGCAGATCGCCAAGTTCTTCCGGGTCAAGCCCGCCCTGTTGCGGCCCGACCTCTTCGGGGCTTGACATGCCTGTAGCTTCGTACACCATCACGTTTGACTTTGACGAGATGAACCTTGTCTTCCAGGCACTGGGCAAGCTGCCGGCTGAACGCAGCTTCATGCTGATCCAGCGTCTGGGCGGCGAGGTCGCCGAAGCCAACAAGGCCGCCGCTATCATTCCACCGAGTCCGCCGAAGGCAGAAGTGCCCGACGTGGATTCGGCCTCCCTGCAGTAAGGTCAGCCCAGGCACCTTTAAAGCCTGGGTCATTCAGGAGAACCACGCCATGAAGAAACTTCTCTTTGCCGCCCTCGGGGCGGCCGCGCTGCTCGCGCTAGGGTCTGCCCAGGCCGCCAGCACCTGCTCGCTGCTCGCCAAGGACGGCACCTGCACGTTCGTCACCGACACCACGGGCGGGCAGGCAATCTTCACCAACCCGACCAACCTGTCGAACATCGGGTCCGGTGAGATCAACCCGTTCCTGGGGCTGCAGAACAACGGCACCGAGTTTGGTGTCAGCACCGACCTGCCCGACGTGAACCTGCTGCCGCTGCAGGACAAGCGTGACAACGCCAACACGTTCACCAACACGTTCACCCGCAACGACCTTGCGGTGATCGACATCAACGGGACGTCGTTCTACCAGTTCCTGCTCGACGCCCACGAGCCGGGCGGCACGCCGCTGTTGTCCATCGATACGCTGCGGATCTGGGACGCGAAGTCGGCGGCGGCGCAGTTGCTGTCCAACAGCAACGTGACCTCGCTGGCGGACGTGGACGGTCTGTTCTCCTCGCTCATCTACTCGATGGGTCCGGGCAACGAACTGATCATGGACGGCACCCTGTTCCCTGGCAACGGCCTGGGCTACGACCTGTCGGTCTTCATCCCGACCAGTGCGTTCGCTGGGGTGGCGATGGACAGCCGGCTGATCTTCGGCACGGGCATGGGCGGCGTCCTGGGGGCTGAAGCCGGCGACGGTTTCGAGGAGTGGGGCTACAAGGCGGCCGTAACGGCTGCAGTGCCTGAGCCCGGCACCTACGCCATGATGCTGGCCGGCCTCGCAGTCGTGGGCGGGCTCGTCCGCC